GTTATAGACCCTAGTTCCGTCAAATTGTTTAGCGAACCCAAGAGCGCCTGTAGTGTGTTTGTTTAATAAAGCCAGTACCCCAACACTTGTAAGCGTGTATTTGGCTATACTTCCAATATCGCCGTATTGGTCTAGAACTATGTCAATATCTGAAATAGTGCCAGTAAAGATTTTTTGGTAATCGCCGTTGCTGTCTTGAATACGGACAGTCAGGCTATCTGATAACGAAATAGTCAGCGGAGTATCGGCTGGAGTCCATAACTCAACGACTGAATAACCTGCTGAAGGTTGTTCGTAGATATTGCGGCGACCTGTGTTAATCGAGATACGCGAAATTGTGTTGTCTGGGTAATAAATCCCGCCGTTGATTTCGACAGTTGGAAACGGGCTATAAGCCGTCATAGTGGAAGCCTAGCGAGTTTGACAGGGCTAGTGCGACTTCCTGAATTCTGTAAAACTTTCTCAATTGAGCGTCTAGCGCTTTCGCCGTCTACTACGCCGTTTAAGTTAACAGTTATATTCTGCTGGCTTAGAGCTGTCTGCTGGGCTGCCGTAGGTGGAGTTAATCCAAGTGAACCAGCGTTAGATTCTGGAACTGAAGGGAATGCCCTTCCAACTAATCCAAAGCCACCGAGTAGAAGCTGTTGGGCTAATGGTGGAAGCCTGTTCCATTGGTCAGTGAACTTACCTGTAGCAGTTGCAACGAAGTCAATAGCCCCAGCAAGGGTTGAAATAGCATTAGCAAGGCGGTTGATGTTATTAGAAGAAGTGTCTGTATCGTCATTTATAACGCTAAATAGTGCGCTGAATGCGTCGCTTAATTCGGCTATTGCTTGACCTAAGTTATAAGCGCTGCTCTCAGTTGACATTGGAGTACCAGCGAAGCCTGCCGCAACATCTTCAAGGGCTGGCAATAATCTTTCATTTGCAAAATTTACTAAACGCTCAACCTGTGGAAGTAATAAAACTCCGACGCTTTCCTTAAGTTCGCCAGTGCGCTCGGATAGAATTGCCAACTTGCCAGCGTAGGTGTCGGCGTTAGCTGCTGCCGCGCCGCCAAATAACTCAACTAACTTAGTCTGAACTACGTCAAAGTCTTTAGTCTTTTTAATGTTCTCATCTAGTGGAACGCCTAATTTAGTTAGAGCGCCGACATTTCCGTTATAAGCCTTACCAAGTGCCAGCGAAACAGTTTCAACATCTCGTCCAGTAGCAGCGGCTATGTCTAAAGCGATATTAGTTAATTCTTGAGCTTTAGTTAGGCTTCCAGTCGCTCGAGCTAGGTTGGCAACTGCTGGACGTAGTTTGGTATCAGCTACGCCGTAAAGAAGTTGCTGTTTGTTTATGTAATCTTCAGTGGAAGCAATTTGTTCATCTGTTGCATTAGTGGTGTTCTGTAAGGCTTTGGCTAAACTGACTTGGCTTTGTTCGTCAGCTATTGCAGCTTCTACACTGTCCTTGCCAATTTTAATTGCAAGATAACCAGCACTGGCAGCCATAGTAGCAAAGGCTGCAGTAGCCATTTTAGAAACTTTGTTTACAGTTCCACCAAATAAAGTGGTATCTGTTTCAGCTTGCTTTAATCCTCTGCCAAATTGTAAAACATCAGCAAGTAAATTCAGTTTAAGCGTTCTTATTTCAGCCAATTCCGCCACCTGCTCCCTTATTCCAATTATTTAATACATCTGTTACGGCATCTTTCCAGCGGCGAGTAATTTCAGGCTGTACAGCTCGCTTAGTTGGTTCTATCCAATAACCAGCGTTGCCGCGTCCAAATCTTGGCGACCTATAAGGGAAACGGCGACCACCATTAGGGAAAGCACCATTTTTACTCGTTGGACTTGCTCCGTATTCATTTCCTTTTAATAAAATACCTGCTGGAGTACCGTTAGAAGTTTTTCTACCTCGACTACCACCAATAACGACATTTGGAATGCGGTCACGATTAAAACGTACAGAAGAAGCAACGACAGCAGCTTGAGAAGGCATTGGTGCGCTATAACTAGCTTGTATAATTTCTTGCGCCATCCATTTGGAAATTGAAGCTACTTGGTCTTTTAATTTACCGTTTGCTTCTTTATCCATTGTACGCAAAGCATTATAGAGCGCAGTCAATTGAGCGCGGTCTGGTTGTAGTTCTACAGTAGCCACGCTTATCCTTTCAAAAAATCTTGAGCTGTTCCTATGTCAGTTAGTGACCAGTTCCTTAAGTCGGCTAGTGGTATTCCAGTCCTAACAGCAATTGCTATTAGGTTGCGCTGGATACTTCCGACTTCGTGGCTTTTGGGCTTTCGTCAAGCACCTCGAATGTTTCGAATTCGGACTCGACCCAATTCTTTTGGGTTTTAATTTCCGTATTCTTACTGTCTAAAGCAGCTCGGTGCAATATCCAAGTTATTACATCAAGACTGCCGTTAGCCATTTTCTCGGCTGCTTGCTTCATTGTTAGACCTAAAGCGCGCTCTAGTTCTATCCAAAGCCAAGCGTTCTCGTCACTCACTATGAATTTATTGCCCTGTTGGGTAGTTACTTCGTATCTCATAAAGGTTGCCCTGTTCTATTAGTAGTTAAGCTCTTGAAACGCTTCCGTCTTCAACAACTAGCTCAACTGTGGTAGTAAGCACGTCAACAGCGCCGCCACCAGCAGAAGGGAAGTTAGGGAATACGTTGCCTGTAAAGGTTGAGCCGTTAGCGTCAAATGAGAACGCAATAGCAGTGTCACCAGCTCCGCCAGCGGCGTCGAATAGAGCGTCGCATAGTGAGCCAGCAGCGCCCCAGTCTGCGTACATTTCTACGCTAAGAGTTGCTGTGTAATCGATTGTTTTGTAAGCGCGACCTGAAAGAACTTCTAGTGTTGCTTGGTTTGGTACTACTGCTAGCGTTACTGTCGAAGCTTGCGCGTCGTAGCTGTCGCCGTCTATGGTAAGGGTCAAATCCCTTCCAGTAATGTAAGTTGCCATTTCTGACCCTTCCTAGTTTCCGTTGTTAGTAGTTACTAGCTCTATTGTAATTTGGCTAGTCAACATTTCGTTAGAACCGATTGTTATGACGTTCGGCTGTGTCCATTGGTCAACGCTTGCCCCAGCTGGGAGCAAGTCAAAGACTGCGAGCATTAAGTTTTCAATATTTGCTAAAGCGGCTTGGTTATCCGCTGCGCCCACAATAGCGGTTAAATCAAAGCGAACATTTATTCGGTTATTCAACCCACCGATTGCCACCGGTACGACATAAGGGCTAGAAGGTACTAGCACTAATGCAGGTGGAGTTATCTGCTCGCGCGGGAATGAGTAAACGACCCGCCCAGCAGCTTCTAAGGCTTCAGCTAAGTCAGTTCGTAAAGTTGCAAAATTAGCCAACGTAAGAACCCACGTTCATATGCTTGGCAGTAAGTCCAGAAATTCTTGTCATAAGTGAACGGCTTAAACGGTACGGCGCTGGCTGGAAGTCCACGCCTTGCTGTCCCATAGTTCCCATTCGTTGCGCCCAGACGTCAACAGCGATAGCAAGAGCGCCTTCGCGGATTTCTGGGGTCGTATCGTACAAAGTCACTTGTGAAGTAATAATCGCTTTACCTTGTGGAACTATTGCCTTCTGGTCAATGTTCGCATTGGTGAGAGCAACCTTAAAGCTGTTGCTGGTCTTTTCCGTAACTGTTTTAGTGCCATTAAACGGAGAACCAACGCCAGAGATAGAAAGACTATCCCCAACAGCGAAAGCGTGAGCAGAAGAAGTGTAATAAGTCGCAACATTGTTATCTATCTTTACGGAGTTAATCGCTGCGTCGTTGAAAGTCAAGTAAGACAGAATGATATTAGAAGCGGCGTCAGCTACTTCTTGGACGATTGCGTCCGCGTAAATATCGCCGATACCTAGAACGTCTTTTAGTTCTTCAATGTCGATTAGTGCCATTACATTCTTTCTTGGTTAGGTGCTGGGGCAGCCACAGGGCAGCAACTGCCCCAGCATTCGTTTTAACCTAAAGGGTTAAGACTGTTGGTAAACGCGTACGCCTAATGGCTTCTTTACAGCGATTGCGCCGTATCCGTAAACAGATACTTCTAATTCGCCTGAAGAAATTACGTTAACCTGTACTTGGCGCTGTGCGCTTTCGTACCAAGTAGCAGCTTCTGGAGCGACCAAAATCATTCCTTCGTCTGCGCCAGTTCCAAAATGTGGGTCTACGAATAGGTTTAGACCTAATACAGAACCTACGATTGAAGTTGGGCTAACTGCGCCAGCAGCGTTCATTGGCTGTGCTGCTGTGTACAGTGGGCGGTCTGCGCCGTCTTGGTATCCCATAATCGCTGACCAGTTTGTGGTGTTAGCAATTAAGTTACGAGCGAAGTTGCCCGAGCCAGCGTAAGCGGCAGCTGTTTCAACTGCTACGAATGACTGTAGACCGTCAGCTGAACCTGCAACTGCTGTTGCGTCTGTTCCACCTGAAAGTAGTGCAGAGATTACAGCAGCGTCAGTTGCCTTTGCGTAAGCTAACTGCATTTCACGAAGTAATTCGTCTAGGAATGCAGGGCTTGACCGGTCGATTAGTTCCCAAGAAACGCGTGAAGCGCCAGCGTACTTGTTGACGTTGACTGTTAGGTAGTCAGAAGTCATAGCAGTACCAAATGGGCTTGAGCCTTCGTTAACATCTGCAACTGTAGGAGCTTGAGTCAGTTTAGGAATTGTGAAGCTCATACCTGAAGCTGGAATAGCTGCAGTTGAGATTGCTTCGATTGTTGGGCGTCCACCGATTGAAGTAGTAATGAACTCATTTAAGTGTGGTGCAAGTGTTAGACCAGTGTTTGTGCTGGTGCTTTCATCTGCAGCGCGAACGTATTGCTTGCTTTCGTCGTTACCCATAGCAGCTTTGATGCTGTGCTCTAGGTAAGAAGCACCGTCCACGATTGGAGAGCGTGGAGCTGTGCGAATTGGAGCAGAAGCCTGAACAGGTGCAGCTTGCGCTACTACTTCTTCGGCAACTGCGGTTTCTTTGTTTTCTTCCACAGTAGTTTCCTCTGTTAGTTCCTCTGCGGCTTCTTCCGCTTCGGGGGCTTGTGTTTCTTCTTCTTCAGAAGCGGCGACTTCAGTTATTTGAGCCGCCTTAAAGGCTGGGTTAGTAACGTGTGCGACCCCTGTTAGAGTTGCGCGGCTAACCTTCATTACGCCTTTTTCGATTGTGTACTC